GTTCTTAATGGAAACACCACTCTTAATGGTGGATTGACAATTAATGGTGACCTTGCAACAACTGGAAACTTCTCAATGAATTCATCTGGCACTAGTGCAGTGTCTATAGCTTCAACACATACGGGAACTAATGTATTGCATGTTAATGCGCAAACAGACACAGTAACCGTACCAAACTTAACCGTTCAGAATAATGCCGTAATAACCAATGACTTAACACTTACTGGAGCTAAAACAAAAATTAGACTTGATAGCAATAGTGGCTCTGCAGTTGTTCATTCTGATGATGTTACACTTGTCATAGGTGCCGGTAATAATGTTGGTGATGGTACTAATGACGGAAGTGCTGAAGGCGCAAATATAGAACTAATGCATGGTGCTCATGGAAGTCACCCTGGCTCTATATTCTATGATGCTAGAAAACATACTTTTCGTACGAATGATGCATCATCTACATATATGACAATTGATTCACCTGGTAATATAGTTCATAATGGTGACCTTCAATCTAATAATTTAACATTAATAGATTCACCTTCAAATACGGGTGGTGTACTTAGAGTACGTTCAAGTGGTTCAGACCCCGACCCAAGTTATAATAATATAAGAGTAGAAGGTACAGATAGTATTTTAACAGCAGGCCAATTGAAAATATGGAAACCCCTGACAGACGCGGGTAATGAAGAAGTCGGTCAATATGGACTTTCATATGTTGGAGACGCAAGTAATAACAAACTTTCGGTTCTAGGCACTGTGCATGGTGATGGGTCAATTGCCGGACCTGTAATAATTGAAGCTTCAGGAGAGAGCGCCAGATTAGACCTCGTTGGTACTGCCAGCGGAAATGGTTCTAATTCTGCTGTAGCTAATCTTACAGCATCAGATGGGCCAACACAAGTTAATCTAACGTCTTCTGGTTCTCTAGGCTCAAGAATTAAAATAGAACATTCCGGTGTAGGTGAAATTTTTCAGGCATTTGGTTTAGATAGTGACACTCATAACACAGGAACGATTCAACTTGGTGGCTCAAGTGGATTTAAAATCCAAAGAACTTTTGATGGCGCCAATTACTCTCATTCTATAACCGCAACTAATTTATCGATTGGAGCATTTGAATGTTCTGGTCAAATAACTGCCAGTTCAGTGGCTGCCTCTACTGGTTCTTTTGGAGGAATATCAGGGCCAATAACAACCGCATCTCAACCAAATATTACAACCGCAACTAATTTAACAAGTGTTGGAACATTAAATAGTCCAATGACAACTGGAGCTGTCACGGTTACTAGAGGTGGAGCTACTTATGCCAATGCTCCTCGTGTAGATTTAATAGATAGCGATGGCACGAATCAGAGATGTTCATTTATTAATAGTGGTGGAAATCTTCAATTAGAAGCAAGGAATGGTAGTACTAAAGGTATAATATCTTTTATACAAAATGCTGATGGAGTTCGAACCACCGCAATGAAAATTAGTAGCGGAGGTAAGGTTGGTATTGGAGTTCCTAATGATAATGTTTTAGAGGATTTTCATGTAGGTGGTAATGCAAGAATAGATGGTAACCTTTTTGGTAATGTTGGTTCTAATACATTTGCAG